ATTCAACATACGTTCATCCTCGTCATCTTCCAGAGTAAGAGGGATCATATATTGTTCATCGAACATATATTTCTTGAAGTCTACGGTAGAGTTACCACCAAGACCCTTCAAGTATTTGACTTGGTACTTGGAATTACCATTCTTATTCCACCAATCGTCAAATTCCTCTTCGCTGAAGAATTCAAGCTTTTCCTTACCCTTAACTACGCGCACAACAGGCGTATTCAAGAAATACACCTTACCCTCGGTTAGTAGTTCAGGCCACGCGTGTAGAAAGTTGTTAAGATTCAAAGCCCGGATGTGCATCCCGTCCATATCCGCGTCTGTCGCTAGGACGATACGCCCATAACGCAGGTTCTCTGCTGGTTGGTTAAACTGCAGACCCAACGCTGCCATTAAGTTCTGAATCTCAACATTCTTCTTGATCTGATCGATCTTGGCATTGCCCATATTCAGCGGCTTTCCCTTTAGAGCAAACACACCATGCTTCTTCGGATCGCGGGCGCTGATCAGTGGGTTAGCGGCAGAATCTCCTTCGCAGATGAACAGAATACATTCTTCACGATTATGCTTCTGAGAAGCAGGTTCATACTTATCAATCGTCTTCTTAGAAGCCTTTGCCACTTCGGCTGCGAGATTCTTCATATCTCGCATATCCTGAATCTTCTTACGGTTGATCGCCCATTCGACAATCTCTTCAACAATAGGAGACTTAATCAGCTTCTTGAAGAACTTATCATCAAATCGGAACGTAGTGCCATAATCCTTGATTGGCAACTTCATATGTTCCTTGGTCTGACCGGAGAACTTCGGGTTGTAGACCGTACAGTCAACCATTAAGAAGAAATGATTCTTGATGTCAGCAGGTTTAACATCTTGCTTTGTTTTTCGCTTAATGTGATCCCGAATACCTTCCACCAGTTGATCCGCAAGATAATCGACATGCGTCCCGCCCATCCAAGTATGGATGGCATTACAGAAGCTGATATGCTTGAAGCCATCTTCAGAATGATGTAGACCGATTCGCCAATGCGAATTCTCGACATACATACATTCAGAACCGAACTTCTTAACAAACTTCTCGAATCCCTTTACATCAATCTTCTTGTTGTTCAGATAGACATCAATTCCAGGAGCACAAGCTGCGATCTCATAGACTCGGGTGATGATCATCCCATAGTTATCGTCATCCAGAGAACACCCAAGGCGTTCATAGTCTGGGATGAATGAAATCTTTGTGCCCTTGGTCTTACCGGGCATAATCCTAGGTTCGCTTTCATCACGACGATTGTTCTCATAGACTTTGTCGTATTTTAGCTTACCATCACATGTTTCAACTTGAAAATAGCTTGAGAAGATGTTAGTCAGCTTAGAGCCTAAACCGTTACGCCCTCCGCCTTCTCTCTGATCGTTATCGTCATAGTTGGTGCTGGATCGCAACATTCCAAAGATAATACATGGAATATATTTGTCCAGTTCAGGATGCTTCGCCACCGGAATCCCAGCATTATCCGCTACTGTGATGAGACCAGTGATTGGATTGAGTGTCACATCGATGCGTGTCAGACCAGCGCCTTCAGGACGCTTAGAATGGTCATAACAGTTCTGAAGAACCTCGTCAAAAATCTTCAGCAGAGCCGGGTTGTAAGTAATTTCCCTAAACTCTGGTTCAGCGCCATTATCCTTGAAGATATATGAATTAATGGTCGCAGATTCGATAGCCCCGACGAATGTGTCGGGGCGAAGCAAAATCATGTCCAGTTCATCAAGAACGACATACTTGCTCAAATCGGTGTTGCTCATTCTTTTCCTTGTTCGCTATATACAGCCACCCATTTTTCAAGCTTTTCATTCAGCTTGGCATAGATTTCTTCTTTGGTGATGGTTGGATTGTGTTTGTAGATGATATCGACACAGCACATCATAACATCGATAGATTCACCCAAAACACCATCCGGTCCTTCTGGCTCTCCATTCAGTACCTTGTTGATCTCTTCTTGTAGCTCAACCATTTCGGTCTGGGCGTGAGCAAATACAGTGTCCAGCGTTCTGGAATGTTGAATTCGATGACAAACTTGAAGGGTCTTATCCAAAAATGTGTGTTGCATTAGATTTTCCAGTCGCAAATGTGATGTTTGAGTTTTTGGAAAGAGGTATATTCAGCCGCGTTCATTTCGAAGTTCTTGTGGCGCCAAAGATCGCGGGAGCAAGAACTTTGATATGCACCAAGAGCATCATACAGGAAAATATCCGCCAGTTCTCCAGGACGACCCAGAATATATTGTAGACAACGCTCTTCATACGAAAAGGAATCAACCTGACGGTTTGAAAGCCGAGTCAAAGTCCACATACCGGCCATGAAATGCATATGGTCGCAAGGAATGAAGGTGTTATATACCTTACCAGTTTGGCGAACATAGATGAAGTTTTCCACAATACCTTCATCATGATATTTACTCACAAATTCCTTGAGATCGAAGGATTCTTTGTAAGAGGCGCAGCTATAGAACCAACGGTCAAACATGGAGTCATTATTTTGCTCGCCATCGCGCGGATCAACATCAAAAATCGCGCGTCGATGCTCTTCAATCATACCAGGTTCAAAAACCTCACGGATCATTTCACGTTCGTTCTTCAAATGCTGTTCCATTTCTCTTCCATAGTTAATTAGGGAATGACGAAAGGATCATACTCCAGCGTATGTAAAAAGTAAAGCCCCTAGAAATGATCTAGGGGCTTCGGAGCTATGAATTTAAACGAACCAGTCCATAGCAGAGGCTTGGCGGGTTGAACTCCAGTTTACAGCAACCAATAAGTTATCCAACAATGATGTGAATGAACGCTCAAAGTTGGTTTCATAATTCACATATTTCTCTAGACCGAATTCAGCAGGCAGCTTTCCTTGGAATGCAATACACTCGCAACCGAATGGATTTGGCGTTCTAAGCTCAATGAATTTAATCTTATCTCCAGATTGAATCTTAGAAATACCCTTAATTCCCTTCTTATCCAACAGATGGTTATGCCACAAAGATGCCTTTACATGCTTAGGAGCGCCCTTGATATATAATGTGTTTGGATCATAATATTTCTCCAGGCCATTAACACCACTTGGCGTAGCAACCTTATCAATAGGCAGCTGCATGAATTCCTTCTTCTTTTCTGAACAAAAATCCTGAAGTTCAGACTCCGTTCCTTGAAGAGTGATTTTATATGCCTCCAACATCCAATCTCTGCAGTGCTTAGGAGCTGTCGCTTTCACCGCATCTAGACCGACTGTCTTGTGATATAGATTCGGCCAATAACGAACTCCCTCAGAATCGGCAACCAACATTGTATAGCGTTTCTTCGCAGTCCAGATCGCTGAAGTGGCAATAACTTCTCTCTTCATGAACATACGTTGATCATCTGCATTCACATAATCAGCAAGTTCTTGATATGACTGATCAATATATGGTTCGATCTTATCCTTGAATAACTTATCCAGGAAATTAACAATCTTCTCTACTTCATTGGTCTGTTGCTCTTGCGTGAACAGCTTATCCACCAATCTAGACATATCAATATAACAAGAATCGGTATCTTGATAGATTGCATAGTTGACTCCACTAACAACTTCCAGAGTTGTCTGAGGTGGTCGATTAATGTGATGAATCTTGTGAACAACTGTTCCGGTCCCAAGAATCTTGTTAAAATATTCATCCAGCTTGCGCGCAATCCACAAAATAGACAACTTACCAGAAAGTGTAATACCTTCGGCAACCCGAATATCGAAACATTCCTTGAACCACTTATTACCAATGGCACCAAACAAAGAGTTCATCAGAATCTTCAAAGAGTGTTGATGAACATCCATCGTTGAAATCTTAATGGCCAAATCTTCCAACAATGATGTCTGTTCTGGATTAGCAGGCTTATCTCCTATTAATGCCAATAGATCAACTTCTTCCTGTTCATAAGCAAGCATTCCCTTCTTGACCTTCTTACGATCATCATAGATTTGACGAGTCTTCTCATTGAAGATTGATCGCTTACCTCGTTTAAAGAATGCCCGGTTGGCCGTCATACAAAGATTATATTTCTTCAATGCAGACAAATCAACCCGTTTATTAACAAGATCATCCAATGTGAAGGTCGGAATCGCGCGAATTTCAGCAGGCAAATCTTCAGGTTCGATAATGGTTTCTGCACCCAGATTATATTGCTGAATCAAATGAGGGTACAGAGAGTTCAAATCACAAGATACGACCCAACGATATCGACCAGCCTTAATTTCACGGACAAATCCACCGCCGAATTGAGTATCCCCCTCGAACACAGACTTGATCTTAGGTCGCTGTCCCTTCTCACACAACATTGAGTAGGTTAGGGCGGACCAAGGCTTTACTGTACCTAGCGTATCCCGATAGTTAGACTTACAAAGATATGCTAGAATGAAGGTTAATTCAAAGAATCGTTTCTTGTTGTTCATACGCACAATCAGATCAACGTCAACGACGTTATATTCAACCGCCTTCTGATAGTTGCGAATATACAAAGTATTCAGATTCCCTTCATCCTTATAGTCAACCTTACCTTCACCAAGGATTAATCTTGCTACAGTATCAAGCTTTTTATCGTCCGGATTCATGAAACCATGTTTCTCAAACAATTGCTTGTAGTCTAGCATCTGGCAACCGATCCAATCATAAACAGTTAGGTCTTCTCCCCAATCTGTTGTGATCGAACCCTTTTGTACCATACCCCAAGGACTCAATTTCTTCTTTGCAGTTTCTCCGCAAATCTTTTCAATACGATTAGTCAGATATGCGTTATCGAAACCTTCAATATACCATCCAGACCAATAGTTGAAGTCTTTCTCTTGCCAGAAACTAACAAACTCATTCAATAGAGTATGTTCATCTTCATATCCCTTATAGACGATATCCAGCTTACCCACTTTCTCATGATCAGGATTGTGCTTATATGTTCCGATGAAATGTCCATTGAAATACTCTAGACCAAACACATAAAACTTCTTCTCAACCGTATGATATACTGTGATCAGGCTGATCGGATATTCCGCCGTCTCTGGATTTGGAAATGGTCCATCAATTGGTTGTACCTTACCGTCTTCATCAACCTCCACATTACCAGAGAATGTTTCAATATCTAAGATGCCCCCAAGAATCTTTTGTGCATCATATTTGATGTCACGAGGATATGCCTTAGACATGAATTGGTTCATGATATTTTCAGTACCATAAACCGAAAACCCATCGACATCCTTGTAGGACTCGATGAACTTTCTCATCTCTTTATTATCTGTGAATTGCACCGCCTCTAGAGGTTCATCATGCATCGACATTGCGTCGGCTTTGGCGGCATCGTTTGTCTTAATGTATAGTTCCGGAGCAAATTCAATCACTTCTTTCTTGTGTTGACCATCTTCCACATATCGCAAGAAGACTTTATTGCCACGGGTATCAATATTAGTGTAAAAATGTTCGCTCATTTTTCTCCTGATGACTACACTACCACTTAATGGGATATTATACTATGCATGGTATGTATAGTAAAACCATATTCAACGAAAAAGCCCTCAGTATTCCTGAGGGCTTTTGAATCGATTAGGCAGACATTACCTGATCGTTTTGATATTGTTGTTTCTGGTGAAACAAATGCGGATCATCATCCGGTTCTTGTTCAGGCGCATATACAGAAGCAAGAGCAATCTTACCTGCAGCGTCAGCTAGTGGATTAGGAGCATCATAGGCCAATGATTCCTTCTCTAGGGACTTACGCTTGGCCATCTTGCTAAAAGGCAGTTCTCTCAATGCTACGGCACCAGAGCTAACAGTATTAGTGGCTCCTGGATTGCCGTCTCCGCCATCCTCAGACACCAGAGTTTTGATATAGTCGGATACATTCTTCATTATGCCGCTACCTTCTTGGGACGACCTGCTTTCTTTACTGGGGCAGATTCTTCAACTGCTTCATCCTTTGCTTCTTCTTGGGCTACTTCAGCATCACCTTCAACCGAAGCAGATTCCTCTTGAACCTGAACCGCAGGAACAACAACTTCAACAGGCTCGCCAACAGCAGGTTCTGCTTCACCCAACAGACTATCTAGGCCGGCAAAAGAAACTAGAAGCTCCAATGAACCATTAGGTCTAGCTTGTTCCCATCCGCGAGCGGTGGCAACTACATTAGGCGCTCTTGGACGCAGACTTTCTGCACGAGCCTTCAGACCTTCAATATTATCTGCGGTCACAAATCTTGACATGTTTATTTCCTTGTGTATTGAGATAGTAAATCAACGATGGGCTTTAGATCGTTCGGATCATAGCGCCACCCTTCTCGGATGCCAATAGAATCAGCAACCGCTTCTGAACAAAAATATTTATTCTTGTCGAATTCCTGGCGTTTAAACAAGAATCCTAGCAATCCAAGCATATCGTATTTACAACCCTGTTTGATCTTATCCTCAAACCAAGCTGTTACTGCTTCTGGGTCAGAATCCACATCCACAAAGTCCCAATCTGATTCAGGTAGAACGCGCCATTCTCCCCTCACACCATGTTCTTTGATAGTGGATGAGTAGCAAAGGTGCTTTCCTGTTTCATCGGTTTTAGTGATGACTTCGGTATGTGAGTAGGGGCCACCAGTCCACCAACGAACTGCGTTTGCCCAGAAGTTATTCCATGCGGTACTACTGTTGCCTTTATAAAATGCAATCTTTACCATAAGTACACCCGTCATGTTGTAATCATTAAATACTACATTGGTACGTTATTATTTAAGGAGCAATGAATGCCCGCAGCACTACAGTGTTATAACAGCTCAGGAAATCTACAGATCGACACTCAATTTATGAATATGGTGTTGGTTCAGAGTGGCTATTTGACCATCAACACTTCAGCAACTCCACCAACATCATGGTCAGCTGTTACTGTGTCTGGGTTGAATAATCCGATTATTTGCTGTACTGTATCCGGAGGGGCTGGATATACCGTCCCATTCCAGGTAACATACTCAGTAAATCCAAGCACTGGAGTAGGGTCACATACATTTTATATTGCGTCCTACCTCACATCCGGATCAATCAATGTTGCCTACTACATCTATGATAAGCAGCCAAATGTGGTCCCGTCTTTCGGATTAGTAACTTGGACATCTGGAGGAGTTGTATCATTCAGTTCTAACTATGAGCCGATGCGTATTGTGAATATGGTTAATATTCCATACGGAACTCCGAATGAAGGATATACTCCATCTACATATACAATATCAGGAACCTATTCCGGACAGAAACTAGCAGTTGCATTCACCAACCCAAAATCATATATCACAAGCGATCCTTATGGAAGCGGTGTCGGTCGAGTATATTTCCAAGATGCATATTCCAACAACACAGGCTCTACCCCATATGTCCAAACATCAACATATATTCCGGTCGATCTTGCGCCATCAAACAACATTGGCTTTAGCCAACCTATTGGGGGTCAGCTATTCGCAGTAGATGTCACAAACGTGTATTTACCTTAGTCCCCAAAACAATAATCCATTCGATCTCTTTGTTGTATCTCCGCTATCTGACCAGTTCCAACTAACAGTAGTTCCTGAAATAGACACATATGGACAAATATTTCCGGACTTACTACCAAGGTTCGCTGGATAGAAAATATAGAAAGGAGTCGCATTAGATGTAGCCAAGTTGGGATCATTAATCGATCCCGCTGTGACTCCCACCTGAACACTCCCAAGAAAACGAACTAGATAATCGCTTGAGTTAAAACGCCTCTGACCAGAGGCGTTGTATACTTCTAAACCGACACCCATCACCAAACTCCCAATCTAACACGCAAAGTTCCACTAGAGTCATAGACATTAATGGCACTATTCGTGATCTCAGTTCTCTGTCCACTAGGCGCAGACTTCACCGTAATAACTCCAGCAAATACCGCATTACCACTAGAGTCAACAGTAAACGGATTCGTGATCAAAGACGAATTAGACGGACTCACTAACTTAAACTGATCCGCCTGTACCGTGAATGATGAAGAAGGATTTCCATTGATCAGATCGCTAACCAAAGCGATACCGGCAACCGCGCCATTCACGTTTGTCTTGATTGCCCATTGTGCTTGGATTTGACCAACCTGTGTTGCCCGAGTGCTAGACTCTTGCATCACAGAAGCAACAATAGTGCCTTCATTGAATCCTAGGAAGGTCTGACCTTCTTGAACCACAGGCTCAGAAATATCATAGGATGCACTGCCCATTGATCCCAAGATACTGATAAACAACTCACCAGAATCTCCCGCCGTTCTCCGACATTTAGCAATATACCATTGCCAGTCTGTTGTCAAAGTTGGACTCTGAATCTCAACATAATCACTAAAACTTGGAGTATTTGAGAATTGAGCACTAACCTTTGCGCCAACGGTATTCGTCACTGCCCTTACCTTAAAGGCAATAATATACCAAAAGTTGGCTCTCATGTTAGGATTCAATCCGCCTGTTTGACAAATACCCTTAGTGCTAGTATTTGCTGCTGTCCATGAAACTCTAACCGCTTGATATGCATCCGGCCCTGCAACCATTGATAGGCTAGCTGATTCTGGACCATTATTGTATATTGCCCAGCCAGTTGGCAGACCACTAGTCAAACTCAAGAATGTCGGATTATTCAAGCGGTTGATAGCAGAACCTGCACTATTCAACTGACTTTGAACAACAGAAATCTGAGTTGCATTGGCCGCATCACCACTAGCTCTAGCGCTAGACTCTGTTACAATAGCTGCGGTGTTTCCATTAGCAGTTGCAACAACTGCATCAATGCGATCTGAAAGAGCGCTATCCGCGCTTGCTCTAGCCGAAGCTTCAGTTGTGATTGCAGCAGTATTGCTAGAAGCAGTTGCAACGACAGCATCGATTCTTGTTGATAGGGCGTTATCTGCTGTAGTTCTAGCATTAGCTTCACTTGTGATAGCAGCCGTATTAGAATCGGTTGTAGCAGATACTTGATCGATTCTGGTTGATAACGCACTATCTGCATTAGACCGAGTTGTTTGCTCGGAAATAATGGCCGCTGTATTGTCGCTAACTTGAGATGCCAGAACTAAACGAGCGTTTGCTTCAGCAGTAATAGCATCAGCTCTTGCTGTTTGTTCTTCCTGAATAGCAGCTGCGTTGTCATTCACAGAAGCCGTCAACGTCAAAATGCGATCCGACAAAGAACTATCCGCAGTCTGTCTTGCTGTCGCCTCTGCAGTAACCGCAGCTTGTCTTTGTGTTGCTTCATCCAATAGACCTGCAGTAAGCGCGGCTTGTCTAGCAGCAGCTTCATCAGAGATGGCTTGCGCTCTAGCTACCGCTTCATCCACAATCTTTTGTGATAGCTGTGCATTTAAATCACTAGCGACTTGATCAGTATATGCCTTAGCTTCCTTCCCATCTCCCACCAACTGCCATGATTGTCCATTACTCATATATAGACGACCAAAGCCGGTTGTTGCATCCACAATCGTATGAATGTTATTCATATACAAAGATGGATCTGGAGCATCAGCGCTTGTCGACATGCTAATCAAAGTCGGCTTGTCGAAAGAAACATGCTTTAGGAAGAACGGTGTGTTGCTATCCTTTGAAGATTGTTGTTGGTCCAGTGCACCAACAGAGGAAGCCATCGCATTAGCCACAGCAGGATCAGCGTCATTATTCTTCAACAATGACATAACTGCCCCAGCGGCTCCGGCAGCAGCCGCACCAACATTTGCTAAGTCGGATACCTTAAAGGTGGTTCCAGCTTCTTGAGGCACATCATAGTCATTAGAGTTTGTGCTAGACAAAGTCGATGAAGATGATACAGTCGTACCCCCTGAACCGGATGAACTCGACCCACCAGATGATCCAGAAGAAGATGAACTTGCGCTTGGAGGAACCCCATTAGTTACCCAAGGAGTTCCATTGGGAGCCTTCTTAGACAAAGTATTGGTTAGCTGTGAATCTGCTGAACCTGTCGATCCGGTTGAACCTCCGGTAAATCCCAGAGAGCCGGACATCATAGGAGCATCACCGTCAATTAGGTCATATGCAACTAATGCTTGTTTAGCTAGCAAATCTCCATAGGCAAGGCCGCCTCCAAATCCAGAGAACATCGGAGAGTTGACCATACCGGCATTAACTTCACCAGATACAGCAAGCATACCGGTGTTCATCTGAACTTTACTAGCATTGAAGAATACGGTTCCACCAGAGGTGAACACCATATCCCCGCTGCTTTGTCGATATGCTTGACCTTGTACTTGTTGGCTATAATTTCCGCCAGTATAGTCGTATGAATCCCCCTTGGTCAACTTATAGAAATCAAGAACTGATTTCAGGGTATATGTTCCAAGAGGATTCATCTCCCAATACGACCCTGTTCTATGGGTCATATTCAAACGTTCAGCTCCTGGCGTATCATCAACTTCAGTAAAGTGCCCAGAACGAGATTCATACACCAAATTCCAAGGATATACACCGCCAGCGCCGGATGCTCTCGGTTCTACAATGGAACCGTTTTGTGCCGCAGGAGTTTTCTGATCCGACACCGGCGCGGTTGTATCCGGAGCCGGATCAGCTTTTTTTGCTGCTTGTTCATCCGTGGGGGTTGGTTCATCAGATAGAACAGCGAGCGCTTTCTTGTAAAGCATCTCACGGTCATCCTGTCCATTGGTTCCGCCGTTAATGCGCTTTGTGGTAGATAGCAAATCGCTACGATCCGCATACGCATTCAGGCTCTTAGAATCCCAGAACCAAGCTGCGCTCAAAGCTGCATACTGAACTTGTGTCAGTAAATCAGGATTGGCTACAGCATTAACGCCAGCAGATTGTGAGAAGGCGTTATACATCGACTTCCCTGTGACTTGAATTAGACCTCTACCGCGATACGTCCAACCATCGCCCGACGCTTCATTCCCATTGCCCATTCTATTGCTATAGACAACATTAGCAATCTTTTGTGGATTTCGTGCGCAAGCGTTGGCCTTAGCAGAATCAAATCTTGAGGGCCAAGTCTTCATTAGACCGGCCGCAGAATAATTCAAATTTTCTGTGACCGCTGTCAAACGAGCAGATTCGTGCCCCACTTGAGCAATAAATGCAGCCAGTCTTAATTTTGTGTTGATGTTATATTGGGCGCATGCTGCATTGATTGCGTCTAGCCACTTAGCTTCAGTAGCGGCAGAACAACCCAAGATTTTTTGAAGATGCGTCGTCTTAAATTGCATTATTGATATTCTCCTATACTGAGGTTAATCCCAAGGCATTATCTGATGCGCTTAATTGGAATAGTCTCAGAGATGACTTCAGGATAATTTAAGGCATAGAATTGTAAATTGATGTAAATTCCATAGCCATTCTCGAATCTCTGAATATCCAGATTAACGATCTCAACTCTAGGCTCAAATCGTTCAATTGTAGTTTTGATTTTATCGTACAACTGCATGCGTAGCATGTTGTCATTCGGCTCAAACAAAAGACCGGCGACCCCGCCACCGATAGCTGGATCCCACAAAATCTCACCAGCGCTAGTCAATACTAGATTACGAATGGATTGTAGAATCGCAGAGATGTCAGTCTTCATGACTAAGTCCCCTGTGACCGGATGCGTAGCAAAATCTAGGCTGAAGTCTCTATATGTGTAGTTCGTGGCCATGTCTTATTTTCCTTGTAGATTGGTCGGCATTACACAATCCAGCAGTTTCAGGCTAGATCCATTTTTGGGAATAGTGGTCTTAGAAACGATACCACCAGAGCGGTGAGACTTATCTGATTGGTTACCGCCTATACAAACTAATTTATCGCCCT